GGCATCAGCCGGTCGCGATCAAACAATCCAACCGGAAACGCAACCTCGCAATCCTCGGGCGGAGCATCGCGGAGTCGGCCACTCAGTATTTTTACGTCCACCAAGAACACTATTGCGCCGGCAACAAGACCGCCGCCGAGCAGTTCGGGCGCATCGCGCTCAGCTTCCCGAATCTCGATGACTCCTTTCGCTATGAAGTGCAGCTCAACCTTGCGCGGCTCGTCGCGTCGCGTCGCGAGGCGTTGCAATTCGCTATGGGCGCGCACGGCGTCTTCCCTTGGTGCCGCGAGGCTATCGCCTCCGTCATCATGCTGGCGTTCGAGCGCAACGACGGCAGGCGCGCGAGCTTCTGGGCGGAGCGGATGATGTCGCTACCGGAGCCGAAGGAGAAAGACCGGCCGTGGACGCACGAGGTCAAATGGTATGGCTGGGCCGGTCTCGATCTCGCTGCGCGGTCCTATCGGCTCGCGGACAATCCGAGAAAAGCGGACGGCTTGCAGTGGGCTTTTCACAAGCACGAAAAGCCCGCGATTCGGCTCACTCAGAAAACCCTCGGAGACTCGACGCGCTCGGTCTCCTTCCGCGAGGCGTGGCTTGGGACGGCAGCGCAACCGGACACCGTCGAGCACGTTTTCCTCGTGCGAGCTGACGACAAGGAGACGATGGCGATGGCCAAGCAGTTCATCCACGACGTAGGACAGCCGCGAGCCGTAGAGCGCGCCATGATCTCGGTGCACATCGAGGACGGCATGGTGCCGCCGCACGACTGGGATAAGCTCGTCATCGCAAGCGGCGTGACGCTGATCGACGCCGAGAACATCAAGGAAATCCTCGCAGCGAAGAAGCCATGAGCACGCCGGCAATCATCGTTTGCACGGTCAACGCCTCGTGCCTCGACGTGATGACCGCATCGCTGAACGCCTACGTCCCGCGCGAGGTTGAGAGGTATGTGCATCACAAGGTCGGCGCGAACTTCGGGGACGCCTACAACTTTGCCGCGCGCGAAGCGTTCAAGCGGCACGACGAGATTCTGATTTGCAACGATGACATCGTCTTCACGCCGACAACGTGGGCGGTGCTCCTCGCGGATGTCGCGCATCTGCGCAAGGTCGTGCCGGATCTCGGTTACGTCGCGACGCGCTCGGACTATGCGCGCGGCGAGCAGAACGTCCGCAGCGGGCGCGGGAAAATCGACTTCCTCCGCTACCAGTCGGAGCGGCATATCGTCGAGACGCCGGTGATCGCGCCAATTTGCGCGTGGGTCCACCGCGACGCGTGGGTTGATTTCCCGCCGATAAATTGGTTCTCGGACGACGTGCAATGCGCCGACATGAAGCGGCGGCATTTCATCTCGCGGGCCTACGTGCACCACGTCGGAAGCCAGACCTGCGGGCAAGACGCGCAGCGGTGCTACGAGGACGCGGAGCCGTGGCTACTCGCGAACCGGCCGGAGCTTCACGCACGGTTTTATTTTACAGGAGGCGCATAAGTATGGCAGCCGTTCGCGACTTCGACCCGACGCAAATCAACTCCGACTTCTCGGCGATACTTGAGCAGGCGGGTGTCTCGTTTACGTATCAAGGCGTGAGCGTTACCGGCATCTGGTCATCCTCGCGCGATGCGTTCTCGGAGTTTGAGGACCAGCGGCGAACCGACAGCAAGTTCACGGTGTTTCTGCTTACGTCGAGCGTCAGCGCCACGCCGCAAGTCACCCAGACGCTTTCACGGGCGAGCGTCACCTACTTCATCGAGCGCGTGACCTTGGATGCCGAGGGCGCGGGCTGCGAAATCGAGGTCGCAAAGTCGATATGATCGACATCGAAACCAGTTTCTCGCGACTGGAGTATCAGCTCGCGCGTCTTGCAAACGCGGCAAAGGTGGACCTCGGGCTGGTCATCAAGGAGGAGGCGAAATACGCGATTCAGACCATCGTGAAATTCACGCCGCCCAAGAGCAAGCAGCAGGGCGCAAATGCGGTGCGCGCGGATTTCAGCAGGCTCGCCGAACCGTTGGTTTTCGAAGACCTTCAAGCGAAGGCGACCAAGGGCGGATTCTACAAGTCGATGGCGCGATATGTCCGCAACCGCGACGTTGAGAAGCTGCGCGCGCTTTTCCGCAATCCGAATCTCACGCACTATTATGGCAGGCCGTTGCTCGAAAACGAAGACGCGATTCGGAAATACAAGAAGGAGCAGCAGACGCCGTGGCGCAGGATAAAGGGCAAGCCGCGAGTTCTCGCGTTCGGTTCTGACTTCCGCCGAGTGAGAGCAATGATGGAGGACCGCGTGGGCTGGACCGTCAGCGGATGGAACTCGTCGGCAAAAGTAACCGGCGCGCGCTACAAGAAATTCAGCGACAAGCTCAAGGCGCAGGCGGGTGGAAACATCCGCTTCGGCTCCGTGCAATCCAGCTTCGGGCCGCAGCCGTTCATCAAGGCCACGGCGCACAACGTGAAGATTCCGAACTACCAGCGGATGATCGACGCGGCCATCAATTCACGCGTGAGAACGACCGAGAAGAAAGTCGCCGCCGTTCTCGCCAATCGCGCCGTCAATCTCGGCTTCACCCGCGTCGGCGGAGCAATGCAAATCAAAACAGCAGCCGCATGAGCACACGCACCAACATCCGCACCGCGACGGCGAACGCTCTCACCGGCGCGCTCGTCGTGCCCACCGCGAACATCCTTCGCGGGCGCAATAACACGATCGCAAGCATCTCGTTTCCCGCCGCCGCCGTTTACGCGGTCAGCGAGCAGATCGAGGTGCGCACGCTCGGGCCGAGCAACCGGACTCAATACCGGCAGTTGCAGCTCATCGTCGATTACTTCATCGCCGAGAGCGGAACATATTTGATAGACGACCTTTTCGACACCGGAAGCGCGGCGGTCGAGGCCGCAGTTCTCGCCGACGTGACGCTCGGGGGCCAGTGTCGCGACCTTCATTTGACGAGTGTGGACTATGTGATTGAGCCAGACGAGGACAGGCGCTTCGGAACGGCTCGGCACACTTTCAACTGCATTTATTTAACCACCGACTAACATGGCAAACCACCTCGGCCGCGAAGGCCTCGTCAAAATCTCAAGCACCACCATCGGCGAGTTGCGAAACTACAGCCTCAGCCATAGTTCAGATGTCGTCGAGGATTCAGTAATCGGCGACACCTACCGCACGCGACTTGCGACGATGAAAACTTTTAGCGTGTCGGGCGATCTTTACTGGGACGAGACGAACGCGGGCCAGCTCTTGATTACCATCGGCAGCTCGGTGACGCTCAACCTCTACCCAGAGGGCGCGGACACCGGTGACGTTTACTATTCGGGCGCGGCCATCGTGACCAAATTCGACATTTCCGCCAGTTTTGACGGCCTCGTAGAGGGAGCGATTTCCTTCGAGGGAAATGGGGTGCTGACAGTGACGAGCGTCTAATTTTGTAACAGCAAAACACACACAACACATGGAAGCAATCGACCTCGTCAGAGAACACTTCGCCTCCTTAGGCACGCGCAAAATCGACGTGCCCGAATGGAAGCTCGTCGTCCACGCATCGCCGGTCACGCTCGGCGAAAAAAACCGGCTCTATCGTCGCAGCAAAGAGAATGACATGGAGTTGCTCGTGGACATATTGATTATGAAAGCCACGGACGAGCACGGCGCGAAGCTGTTCACGATCGAGCACAAGCCGACGCTCTTGAACAAGGCCGACAGCAACGTCGTGGGACGCATCGCCAACGCCATTCTGGCCGAAAACGGGCCGAGGCCTGACGACTTAAAAAACTGATTCACGGCGGAGAAGCTGCCGACTTCCTCGCCGTGTATGCTCTCGCGGACCGTCTCGGCAAATTCGCAAGCGAAGTGCTCGCCATGCCAGCGCAGGAATTGAACGGCTGGCTCGTTTACATCGAACACCAAAACCGGAAACTGAAGCATCATGGCTGAAGCTACATTCACATTGCGGGCGGTCGATGCGACGAAGGCGGCGTTTGCGGCCGTGCAGAACTCGCTGAGCAAGTTGCAAACGACCGCGAAAATCGTGGGCACGGGATTCGCCACGTTTTTCGGTTTCAGCGCGGCCATCGGAGGAATCAAGCGACTCGACGCGTTTCTTGAAGACGCGGAGAAGAACGCGAAGAAACTCGGGCTCACATCCGAAGACCTCGACAAGCTGACGATTGCGACGGACTTTGCAGACAAAGCCGCGCAGAAATTGCAATTCGGAGCAGCGAAAGCGGCTGCGGAACTAGCAGGCGCGTTCAACGGTGGAGAAAACGGAGCAAAGGCTTTTGCGATTCGCGTTGAGCGATTAAGTCCCGAGCTGGATAAATTCAAGGAGAAGCTGCAAGAGACTAACGACTCCATTGATTTAATTGGCGCAACGACAGGCGAAAAGTTTTCAGCAATCGCGCGTAAAATTTCTTCTGTGAACAGGGAAATCGCAGCATCCGACCCGTCTGTTGATTTAATCAAAAATGCAGAGAGGAGACAAAGGGTGGCTGACTTAACAGCATCGCAGGCCGAAACGGCGCGTGATTCCTTTAATTCGGTGAACGAAGCACTGAGACAAGTTGATAAAACACAAGAATCATATCTCGAATCGCAGCTCACTGAAATTCAACAGCAGGCGAAACTTAATGAAGAAATAAATCGGTATGCTGAAATTATTGCTGAACTGAAATCTACTTTAGGGACCAAGCTTGTTAAGTTCGATGTCACATCAGCTACTAGTGAAGACATCGCGAGCATGGAGTTGCTGAAATTATCGGCGAAAGAATACAACGAACTCCTCGCCAAGCGTAAGGTCATTGAAACCGACCTTCAGATTATCGCACGCAACGCGGGCAGCATGATCGCAAGCGGCTTCGAGGACGCAATTTTCAGCGGGCAAAAGCTCGGCGAAGTTATCCGGTCGCTCGGGATGGATTTGATGCGGATGGTGTTTCAGCAGACCGTGACCGCTCCGCTGGCGGCGGGCATCAGCGGTGCAATCCTCAAGGGCTTCGGCGCTCGCGCAATGGGCGGACCCGTCAACGCCGGTTCCCCCTACGTCGTCGGCGAAAAAGGCCCCGAGCTATTCGTTCCCAGCTCCTCGGGCAGCATCGTGCCGAACGGCGCCATGGGCAGCAGCGGCGGGGGCTCGGGCGGCGTCACGGTCAACTACAACATCGCCGCAGGCGTCTCGCGCGCCGAGCTGGTGCCGATCCTTGAACAAGAGCGGCGGCGGCTCAAGGCCGAGATTCCCGACATGGTGCGGCGCGGGGGCGGCTACCGTGCAGCGTTCGCTTAAACGTCATGGCTATCACCTACCCACTCACGCCGCCTGATCCGTTTAACCTCTCGCGCTTGTCGCTCACGGGCGTCTCGTCGGTGTCGCGCAACACGTCGCCCTTCACCTTGCAGACGCAGCAATACAACCACGCTGGCCAAGCGTGGCTCGGCTCGGTTGATTGCCCGCCGATGACTCGCGCGGATGCCGAGACGATGCTGGCCTTCTTGCTGTCGGCGCAGCGCGGCACGTTTAACTTTCAAGACTACGCGAACCCGCTGCCGCGCGGCGCAATTACCGGCACGCTTACGGTCTCAAGCGCGACGGCGAACAGCACGACGCTGACGATGATCAACACCGGCGGCTCGGGCGTGTTTGCGGTCGGCGACTGGCTGCAAATCTCCACCTCGCTTTACAAGGTTATCAAAGCCGATGGCGGCGGATTGATCGTGGATGTCTTTCCGGTGCTGCGCAAAAGTTACGCAGCCACGACGGCAATCGTGAAGACGAACGCAAAAGGCGTTTTCCGCCTCGCGCAGCCGACGACGGAGTGGTCGATAGAACTGGCGAGCGTTTACGGCATCAGCTTTTCAATCGTCGAGGACGTCGAAACATGAGCATCACCACGGCAGGACGCGGACTGACAAACGACATGGTCACCGAGGTGAGCGCATCACAGCTCTCGCCGATTCTGCTCGCTTCGCTATCCTTCGCGACGCCGGTGCACATCTGGACCGGCTACGGAACGATCACGGTCGGCAGCACGGCATATCTCGGAATAGGAACGCTCGGCTCGATCTCGCCGGTTGAGGAGACGACGGACCTCGCGGCGCGCGGCATTTCCATGCAGCTATCGGGCGTTCCCACGGCGATGCTGGCCGTTGCGCTGACCGAAAATTATCAAGGACGAGAGTGCTCGGTTTTGTTTGGTGCGCTTCAGGCAAGCGGCGCACTCGTGTCGTCGCCGGTCACGATCTTCTCGGGGCGCATGGACGTGATGAGCATCAACGACGACGGGCAAAACGCAACCATCGGCATGAGCGCCGAGAACAAGCTCGTGGACTTCCGCCGACCGCGTGAAGTGCGCTACACCGACCAAGAGCAGAAGAACCTATTCCCGTCCGACAAGGGACTGGAGTTCGTCACGGCGATTCAAGAAAAGCAAATCTACTGGGGCAACGCCAAGCTCGTCGCGCCGGTGAACGAAGGCGGCGGTGAGAGCGAGCGCACCGGCTACGAGTGAACATGGCCACGCGCTGCAATAACTGGCCGGACCTGCTCACGGCTTACATCGAGCGCAAGCGTCACGAGGCTTTC